TCCCGCCTTCATCCCTTTTGAACATGCGCTCCATCGACTTCATCTGGAATTCGTCCAGCGCCTTGTCGAACTCTTCCTGCGCCGTGGCGCATTCAACCATGCAGGCGGCGTAGCCCGCGCAGTCCACCGCATTGTCCTCGTGAAGCGGGTTGTGCCGGAAGCGGGCAATCTTGAGCAGCGCCATCATGGCGGCCACGTCATGGGCAGAGACGCAGACGCCCAGATAGGCTCCCCACATCCCGGCGATCATGCCGAAGCAGTCCTCCGGCTTTCCGTACACGTTCTGCCTGTCTTTCAGGACGCAACCAGCCGCCGCGTCCAGACATTCCTTCCTTGTCAATTTACTGTCCTCCGTACCACATGACGCCGTTAGGGTGGATCCTGAACGCCTCCGAGTCGGGCCACTTGGCTCCGCGATGGAGCGGAACGCCGTTGAGCCAGACTTCGCTCCGCTGAACGGGCCTCGCCTGTTCAATCACTACCGCCCTCGGCGCAGGACGCGCCAGAGCGGCGACAAGAGCCTTCTCAAGAGCCGAAACGCGATCTTCCAGTTCTGCACAGCGTTGTTCCAGTTCTTCAATCTTATTCATCTCCTTTCCTCCCAAGTCAATGCGGGGAGGCGGAACCTCCCCGCTCCGTACTGTCAAGCAAAATCTAGCGCAGCTTGTACTTCTTCTTCAGCTCTTCGAGCTTCTCCTCGCTGATCGCCTCGCCTTCGCGCCGGCCGCAGCGGGGGCAGGCGCCGTTGATGACGCCCACGTAGCCGCACACCGGGTCGCGGTCTACGGGATGGCTGACGGCGTAGTAGCCGCAGCCCTTGTCGTGCATGTACCGCACGAGCGTTTCCATCGCCTCCAGGTTGCGGGCGGCGTCGCCGTCCAGCTCCACGTAGGTGATGTGGCCTGCGTTGCAGAGGGCGTGGTACGGCGCCTCGATGTCCACTTTCTTCGCCGCAGAGATATTGTACCACACCGGCACGTGGAATGAGTTGGTGTAGTAGTCCCTGTCCGTCACGCCTTTAATTTCGCCGTACTTCTCCTTGTCCATTGCTATAAATCTTCCGCTTAAACTTTCCGCAGGCGTAGCAAGGCAAGTGATGTTTTTCTTTAATTCTCTGGACTTCCGATCCATCCAGTGCCGCATGTGGGTGACGATGCGTATGCCGAGCTCCCGCGCTTCCGCATCCTCGCCGTGATGCTTCCCGACGAGGGCTGTCAGGCACTCCGCAAGGCCGATGAAGCCGATGGACAGGGTGCCGTGGTTGAGGATGTCGCCCACGGGCTCGTCCCAGCCGACCTTGTCGGAGTCCATCCACAGCCCTTCGCCCATGAGGAACGGATAGTTGCGGACGCGCCGGTGCATCTGGATTTCGAGGCGGAAGAGAAGCTCTCTGAGGCAGAGATCCATCATGCCGTCCAGGTCGCGGAAGAACTTGTCCAGATCGCCGTGGGCCTCGATGCCGAGGCGGGGGAGGTTGATCGTGGTGAACGACAGGTTGCCCCTGCCGGAGGTCGTTTCCCGCGTGGGGTCGTAGACATTGCCCATGACGCGGGTGCGGCAGCCCATCGTCGCGACCTCCGTGTCGGGGTCGCCCGCCTTGTAGTACTGCAAATTGTAGGGCGCGTCCAAGGACTCCCAATTGGGATACAGGCGCTTTGCAGAGACTTTGATGGACAATTTGAACAGGTCGTAGTTGGGATCGCCGGGCTTGTAGTTCACGCCGTCCTTAATCTTGAAAATCTGGACGGGGAAGATGGGCGTCTCGCCCTCGCCGAGGCCCGCGTCGGTGGCCTTGAGCAGCATCTCCGACACCAGCCTGCCCTCCGGCGAGGTGTCCGTGCCGTAGTTGACGGAGGAGAAGGGAACCTGGCTTCCGGCGCGCGACTGCATGGTGTTCAGGTTGTGGACGAGAGCCTCCATCGCCTGGTAGACATCGTCGCGGGTTCGGGCCTCGGCGCGTTCGGCCGCCTGCCCGATGCCCTGCTTCGTAACGCAGAAGGACTCCTCGAAGGGCCAGTAGGGGCGGCCGATTCTCGGCTCAAACTTGACCGACATCTGCTCGGCCTTGTGCCGGGCCTCCTTCTCGTCCCAGCCGTGCCGGTACACCAGCAGTTCCTCGACTTCGCGGCGCCAGTTGCTGACGTAGGTCTTGTGGACATACGGCGCCAGTGCATAGTCGAGCATAGGGATGGACTGGCCGCCGTGCATGTCGTTCTGCGAACTTTGTATGACTATGCAGGCCAGATTTGCGGCTGTCTTGATTGATTTCGGAGGACGAATGAAGCCATGCCCAGTGGAAAAGCCTCTCTGCAGCAGTCTTTTCAGGTCAATCTGAATGCATGTTTCAGTCAAGGTAAAGAAGTCCAAGTCGTGGTAATGCACCCAGCCTTCTTCGTGCGCCTTCGCCAGGTCTTTCGGCAGAACTTCGTCCAGGTTGAACGCCTTCGCCGTCTCCGTGCCGTACTTGAGCATCGCGCCCATAGCCGACTCGCCGTTGATGTTGGCGTTCTCGCGCTTGATGTCCGCCTCCCTCGACGCCGTAAAGGCAATGGTGCGGCAGGTTTCCGCTAGATCCCGCATTTTCTGGCCCTCCTTTCGAGCCTTTCGAGGCGCTCCGCAAGCGCCCTGACGTCCCGTTCAATGTCTCTCTCGCGCCATCTGGCGCATGCCGTCCCGAGCATGTAGCCGACGAAGCTGAACGCCGCTACGGCAAACCAGCTCACCGCGTCTCCCATTTTCTGAAAACCTCCTCCATCTCGCGCTCGAACCTGTCCGTGATGACCCTGATGCTCTCGTCCTCCGGCGGGGGAGGCTTCAGCCGCGACAGGCGCCGTATGCGCCATGCGGAGAAACCCGCCGCCAGAATGCAGAGAATCAGGACTGCCAAACCCAATTTCAACCCGCGTCTCCTTTGGGCTGTTTTGAGGCTTCAGCACGACTGGGAATCGTGAGTTTTCGCGCCGAAGCCCCTGGCCCATATCGTTACTCGTCCTGAAGCTTGAACGCCTTTTTCGCACGACTGGCATTGACCTTCGCCATGCGCTCCTTCAGCGCCGCCTTCTGCTCCTCCGTCATCTCCCGCTTCTCGCGGTACGGGTTCTTCCCGAAGCGCCAGCGCCACAGCGGGCACTTCTCGGCGGGGCAGGCGTCGACCTCCTTCGCCGAGCCGGCGCAGCAGTCGAGGCACTTCGCCCTGATGACCTTGACGGGATTGCGGTGCCTGGGCAGCGCGTCCCTGACGTCTTCAACCTTCGCTTCCTTTGCCTTTGCCATCTTGTCCTCCTAGTCGAATGTGCATCTTGCGCCGAAGGCCGAGTAGCCGTCCGGCTCGTCCCCGCCTCCCGCCGGCACGCCGTTCCTGGTGCGCCACTTCGCGAGGCACCTGGGGCAGCGGTAGTCCACGGTGGGCTTCCCGCAGTCGTGGCACCGGCGGAGGGAGAGCGCGTCCGGCCGCTTCAGCACGGGCTTGAGCATGCCGACGCCGAGAGCCTTTCCCCGCGCCATGCATGCGCGGGAGGAGCGGCCGGGCAGGCGCACGGCGGCGTCGCTCCACGACAGGCCCTTCGCCAGCAGGGAGCGGAGGGTCTCGTCCTCCTCGTCCGTCCACGGCCTGCCGCTCTGCCGGCGGGGGCGGTTCAGGCCGCGCCAGCGGGACTCGCACGCCTTCTCCGTCCTGCCCAGCGCCGTGGAGCAGGTGGCCCAGTCGAGCCCGGCCGCGTGGAGACGCTTCAGCACGGCGTCCTCCTCCGGCGTCCACTTCGGCGCGCTAGGCATGGGGAGCCTCCTCTTCGTCGGCGAAGGGCGCCACGGTGATGCGGATCTGGCCGCCCCTGACGGGGGAGTGCATGACGGAGCGGCAGTCCTTCACCAGGCAGTCGTCGCTCCACACGCCGGCGTGGGTCAGCGCGTCGAACGCCGCCTTGGCGTAGTTGTCGGCGTCCCTGCGCCTCCTGTCCGGCGGCCAGAGGTCGAGGCGGACGGCGAGGGGATAGTCCAGAGGCGCCATAGGGAGATTGCCTTCGTGGCGCTGCCCCATGACGTAGGCGTTTACGCGGGCGCGGTACTGGCGGCCCTCCTGCGCGAGTATCATGCGGCCCCGCGCCATCGTCCATTCGTGGTTCACGCTCGGCGGCCACGGCAGCGCCATGATGAGGGTAGGGGTGGTGGAATTGTCGGTTCCCGAAGTCATCGGTTCCCAGTCCTCCTCCCGTTCCCGTATAATATACTTCTACGAAGTATATATTATACGAGGGGTACGGGTATTGCTTTTTCGAGTTGTAAGTGCCTGATTTTATTGAATATCGACGGTTCCCGCCCGTCTGCGGGAACGCGGGAACCGTGGACGCTTTTTTCTCGACGGTTCCCGCACGATTCCCGCGACGGTTCCCGCACGGTTCCCGACTAAGTGCCTGATTTTATTAACCGTTCCCGCGTTCCCGCACGGTTCCCGCAACGGTTTCGGGAACGGTTCCCGCGTTCCCGCACGGTTCCCGCGCAGAATCGGGAAGCGGGAACGGTGCGGGAACCGTGGGCTTTCCGCATGGCGTCCGGCTACCATTCCGTGCCGTCCTTTCCGGTGCCGGGATCCGGCACTCTCGCGCCGCTGGTGGAGCCTTCAGACCACTCGTAGGCGTCGGGGCTGGTCGCCAGAGGCCCGTCCTTCACGTCCAGCCACTTGGCTGTTCTGCCGACCTGGCAGCGCACGATCTTCTTCTGCTTGAGCAGATCCTGCACGGCGTCTTCGAGCCTGTGCTTCGACCACTCGCACAGCGGGGCGGGAAGTTCGTCCCTTCTGGCGTACAGGCCGGACATGCCGGACGAGGCGAAGGGCTTGCCTTCGGCGCACTTGATGCGGACGGCCGCCTCAAGCGTCTCCAGAGCATCGTTGACGGTGCAGGAATCCTCAACAGGCGTCACGGCCTCAAGCAGGCCGTTCGGGTTCCGCACCAGAATCTGCACGGCGTTGTCGCTGGGGCAGTTCGACTTGACCACGCCGGAGTAGAAGACGTCGTGGATGCTGACGGCATGCCCCAACGCCTTGGCGGCCTTCTTTCTGGCGGTTCCGTCGGCGGGCCAGACGGCGTAGGCAAGCCTGACGCCGTCCACCAGCGCGGTGGTGCCCCTGATGCCCTCCCTGGCGTCTTCAGGCCCCTTTCCGGCGTCCTTGCCCGCCTTCTTCATGTGGTGCGCCATGAGGACGCAGCAGCCTCCGGCCTGCTTCGCCATGCGGGCGAGTGCGCCCTGCACGAAGGCTCCGGCCTGCGGGTCGGCGTTGACGTCCACGCTGACGAAGGACGCCAGCGGGTCGAGGACGATGAGCTTCACGTCCCTCAGCGCCTTGGCCTGCCTGCATATGGAGTCGAACTGCTCCGTCGTCTCGAAGCCCTGGTGCCAGCCGTCCTTCGCCCTGACGATGCCGAATGGCCCGCCGTCGTCGGGCAGAGGCACCACGAACATCTTATCCTTGGCGCGCTTCCTGCGGGAGCCGTCGGGGTCGATGCTCTGGAGCCTGCGGTGGACGTCGTCCTTGTTGTCCTCCGCCGTGAACATGACCGCCTTTCCGTTCTGGCTGACCTTGTGGCCCAGCCACCCGGAATCCTTGTTGAGATCGAGGACGGAGCCTCCCTCGCCGCCCGCCACGCGCAGGCAGAGGTCGAGCTCCAGCATGCCCTTGCCCGTCCCTCCTGCGGCGGCGAGAAGGCACGGCGCGTCCATAGGCAGGATGTTTTCGACGAGCCACTCCTGCGCCGGAGCCTGCCCATCGAAGGCCGCCACGTTCCAGTTTCTGGCGAGAGGCGCGGCTTCGCCGTCCGGCATGACTATGGCCTTGACGGCGTCCAGCCCCTCGCGCTGGTGGAGGTCGTTGAAGTCGGTGGGGCTGCCGTCCAGCGACTGGAAGTCGGGAATGCAGACCCTTCCGCCAAACTTGGCGGCGGCCTTCTGCATGGCCTCCACGCCCGGGTTCCACGGGCT